TGAATTATTAGATAAAATATATTTAAGTTGACCAGAATTGATTGGTTCACCTTCCTCCCATTTCTTATCATCAGCAATTCTTGGGGGTGTCAACTTTGCTTCAACGTCATCAATAACACCATCCTGATTCACATCATATCCTAATTGTTCTAAATTTCCTGATGGGTCATCTCTGTTTGATTTATTATATAACTTAGGATCAAGTGTAGTTGTACCTGGTGTTTCAGGTCCAATTTGATCATTAAATTCACCACTTAGAGTACCATTTTTATTAAGTGATCCGTAAAAACCTGATAGAGCAGCAAAATTTCCACTAGATTGAAATTTTGTTTCTCTTGTTCTTGGAAACACTCCTATTATAAAACGAGGTGCTCCAACACCACCACCTTGAAGACCAAATACAGTATCACCCTGACTTACTCTTACAGATCTTAGTTTATAAGCAGCACCAGAACCAGCAGTTGTAGGTAATAAACAATATGCATAACTCAATTGTTCATCCTTAATTTGGTCAGCTCCAACAGAATGATCCCCATCAACTCTCACTTTATACATCCAACCAAAACCCTCTTCAATTTGTTTTTGTTGAGCTGCATAAGAGACAACAGTTCCTATCCAAAACTGAACATCATGTTGTCCATATTTTGTTTTTTTATTTGAATCCAGAAAACTATTAGTAGCCATTACTCTATTGTTCTGTTAATACCGTATTCATCACGAGCAAGTGTCAAAGATGTAAATGAATTAGTAGGTGTAAATGAATGGCATAAGTGTAAAATCAAATAGTCACCACTTCTATGCTCATTAAATTCTTTCTCTATTTTATTATCTTGTGTAATATTTTCAATATTAAGTCTGATACACTCTCCAACTGTTAATCTGCCATTATGTGGAATTATAATATTTACCAATTGAGAATGGATAAGACCATATCTGAAAATAGCTTGTGGAAGATACAATGATGGGTTATTTGATATTACATCACTCACATCATCTTGATCCACACCAGGCAATAGTTCAAATGTATATGTTCGACAATAATTTGTAAGATTATCAGATGTTTGTTCATTGTCTTTATCCTCTTTTGTTTCACTTCCAAGAGTAACTGTATCTTTGTTATTGTAAACATTAATTATCTGTTCTGTAACTTCTTGTGTAACAAGGTTTCTAATACAGATACGAATATTATATTGTCCGTTTTTTATTGCATTAATTTGATCCTGATCTCTTCTGACTGTTGGTGGTGCTAAAACATGATGATCATTTTCATCATTATCTAAGTTTGCCTTTAATCCTATCTGATAAGTATAATAATGAGTTTTTGATAATGCTTTGTTAGAAAGAAAAGTTTTTCCATCTCTTATCATGTTATGAATCGACTTAAAATTAAATCCTTCACTATTTTCATAAAAGAAAAATCCAGGATCACCAGTGATTGGTATTGATTTATGACACAATTTTAAAATAGTATCTAATGGATTTTCATTTTTACCATCCAACTTCATGCTATTTCTAGTCATTTCGATATTATCATCCTTAAATGGCAAATTAGCTGCTTTTAATATCTTCTTTACTATGTCACTTATACTTGATTCTGGGTAAATTTGATCAACAGGTTTACTTGCACTTTTCATTGCATTTATAGAAATCATTGGAAAATATGCAGTTTGTCTTGTGCCAGAATCTACATTATATGGACTTCCTGTAATAATAAATCTTCTTTTTTTGCCTCTCCAATCTAATGATCTATATTTTGAACTCACCTTAACTAAAACCTCTTCAAATCCCTCAACTGGCAATCCGTCTTTGAGAGTGGCAGCAAAATCATCTTTAGTAGACTCCACTGTACCACCAGTATCAACTTCAAGAAAACTTGCAGTTACCATAGGAGAATATAAACTCTCATAATAATTAAATCCAACAACTTTACCTCTAATATCTACTTCCTTATTTGGTTTTCTCTTGATTCTTTTAATAACTTGAAATTTAGTATAATTTGGTTGTCCTGCTGCTGATCCCATTACTTATCTCCTTTATCTACAAAATATTTTTGAAGATACACTATCTTCTTTGTGTCAATAAACATGTCTTCATTAAAATCCGTTAAAAAGGATAAGTCCTTGTCAAAAGTTATCATATTTGAATCAAAATTTGTGTCAAAATCAAAAATAGATTCATTATTATTTAGACTAAGATCTAGATCTTTATTAAAGATATTTTCTAGCTGAGAAGAACCATATTTATTCATAAACTCTTGTAAAGAATATTTTTTTACATTACCCGATGGATCTGTGACAATATATGGTTTTTCCTCGTTATCTTTATCATATACAAATGTAGAGTCATCATTTAAAGTACCTTCTGTCTTTAATGAATATCCTTCACTTTCACCATACTCACCAGTTTCAACTTTTTTATAAAGACTTGCTAACTCTTTGAAATCTTCTTCTAGTTTTTTTAAATCTTTTCCACCCTCTTCAAGTTTTTTATTTGCATCTAAAATTTCTTCATATTCTTTATCTCTATCATTTCCATTAAACAAATCTATAAAACCCTTGGCACTATCATATAGTAATTTACCAAAATTAATAACAGGTTGAATATCTTCCATTAATTTTTCTTTTGCTTTATCTATTTTTTCTTGTATTTCCTCAATATTTGTAATTGCTACACCCAACAACATAAGAGAAACAAATCCTAAAATATTAGCAAATAAATTACCAGTACCACTTACTACTTTATTTTTAATTTTTGATACTGATTTTTTAAACATTGAAGGAATTTCAATTTTCATCTCCTTTTTCTTTCTTTTTTTTCTTAAAATAGAAACTGCCTTCAATTTTCTTGTTCTCTTTCTGGTAGCAGATATTCTCTCCATAGATGTGGTTAGCACACTATTGAGATTTTGAGCTGATATTTTTAGTTTTTCTGCTGCTTCCATTTATTTGTAAATAATGTCTTTGAAACCAAATAGTTCTGGAACTTCCTCCATATAAGGATTACTCATGTTCATCGAACTTATATCAGGTATACCTGTTGCTGGATTTGCTTCTACTCCACCTATACGATTACGTATATCAGAAGTAAGATCTATATCTTCAAGTTCAACAAAAGTTGTATCACTATCCGAATCTTTAATTAGATTTCTTAACTCAATTCCTTTTGTTGTAAATGGAACTGATCCAATGGTGTCTGCATAATCAAGTATTGGATTTGGAGTAATCGAATTTAATACTATTCCATCAAAAGAATTACCACCTATGTCACCAGGAATATTTGAGGAAAATCTATTATTTAGATTAGATAAATCATTCAAAACTGTGCCATCATACTGTCCTCCCTCGACAAGGTTTGGTGTAATTCCTAGCATTCGTTGTGCCAAATAATCGGCATCACCAGGTTCATATCCCTCCTCCATTAGTCGATTTTTAGTCGTTTCATAAGTTTGCACATTTGCATCAAATATTGGTTTTCCAATCTTATGACCTACATGAAATAGTAATAATAAACCAAGTGCTGTTAAAACAATTGGATTAGTTAAAAGTCCAAATGCAAGTGACGCACCAGTAATAAAATTAGCAATTGCACCAGCAGCAAATATTGTTCCAATTATACCTGCACCTATTGCAATTGCTTTCCAATTTTTGGTAGTCCAATCGTAAATATCTTTAATTTTTTGTTGGAAATCCTCATCATCTAGTCGTTTAAGAATATTAGTGCCAAGTAATCCAGCTCCTAGTATACCTGCCAAATTCATCAAATTATCAAATAAATTACCAAATGGTTTAAGAACAGCTTTACCTATTTTTGATCCTATCTTTGATTTCTTCTTCTCTTCTAATTTTTTTTCTGCGTTTTCTTTCTTATCTTCTAAGTTTTGTTTTCTTTGCTCATCAAATAATGCCTTTTGTTCTCTCAATCTCTGTGACATATCAAGAGATAATTTTTCTGTTATCGTATTTAATATATCAGATGTCTCATTTAATGTTAATTCTAAATTACTAACTCTTGGTGTAATTTTTTCACCAATCTCTTCTCTTTGCGTTTTAAATATATTTTTTAGAATTGTAATTTTCTTCTCATTATTTGCAACTCTACCTTCTAATCCCATTCCACCACCAATCTTCATGGTTGACCTGCTAATTTTAGGTCCACCCCTCATAGCCTCCATTTTTTTGGCAAAATTTTCGTAAACGGGAGATGATTTATCCATTTTTTCTTTGTTGTATCTTTAAGTTCTGCTCCTCAATGTATTGTTGCAGTAGAGATAAGTAAATTTCTCGTTCCCAAGGAATCATATTTTCAATCTCAGTTAAAGAGTATTTATGATGCTGAATCAAGGCAAAGTTGACTTTATAGTATGACTCTAGATTCGTATGAGCCATACCTAATTGAAAAAAGCTGCTAATCCCTCCAATACTATGGTTGATTCTACATTAGTTTTAGGATTTTTAACCTTAACTGTATGTGTCAATTTTGGCATAGTAGCAAAAAAGTTTTCAATCATCTTAAATTGTTTGGTATTAAGTTGATCGACAAAATCTTCAAGTTCTTTTTTAGTCGATTCAGATGCTGGCCAACTTTCCTCCTCATTGAAGATAACATCCATACAAGATACAATCATGTCTAATGTATTTGACACCTCATTTTTATCACTTGCTTCAAAGTTATTCTCAATAAATTGTTGCATAGATGGGTACTTTAATTTAAGTGATAGATTATCATCTAATTTAATTGTATCCTTATGTTTCCTATCTTTTTTAATTTTAATTGAATCTATGTCAATAGACGTAGGGACTGTTGTTTTATTATCATCAGGACAAGTCAATATAATTTCAACAGTTTCACCAACTGATTTTGATCTAACATTTAAGAACAAGTATTCTATGTCAAATGTAGCAAGTTTTGTAATGTCAACACCCTTTGTAAGAATGCAAGAATTAAGAATTTGGATTACAGATTCTGTAATTTGTTTTACATCCTCTGTTTCTAATGCCATTATGAGAATTTTTTCTTCTCTGACAAGAAAAGGTCTATACTTAATCTTTTTTCCTGATGAGGGCAATACCAACTCATATGTTGGTGTATTAATCTTTGGTAAAGGCATAATGAATTATCAATTCAGTAAAATTATTTATAGGGGTTTTTTAACCGTTTACTATATAGCGGTCATAATTGAAAGATACGGTAATTTTCAATATATCAGCAGATCCATAAGACACAGGCACTGGATCAATAGATTTTGGGAATGCATTTACAAATTTATATCTCAATGTTCTTTTGTAGTTTTTTTCAAATTTATTAATATACATTGTATTACACTTATATGAGTCTGGATATCTCATTCTTCTATAATACGCACGATGATTTTGTTCTACATCATCATTTGCACCACTTGTTATATACTCCATCCAACCTTCAAATATTCTAAGTAGGGTATAATCCTCATCACAATAAAATGTATAACTGAAATCTGTATAGAATCTTGTATGTGCAAACTGTTGAGGCACACCCATAAAATTATCTTTGACTTCTGCGGTAGCTAAGGTTGAAGTTGGTATAACAGCTTCATTACATAGTATACCAACATTTCTAGATAAAAAACTCCTAATACTCTTTATGCCAGTATAGTCTGCAAGATAGTTCTCTACGGATGGAGTTAAAGAGGAAAAAGTTACAAGAAAATGATTGGTCTGTGCCAAAGGACCTATTATATTCTTTGCAACCGAAAGGTTAAATGGTTTTATTGTTGTCTCTGCCACTCTAAATAAGTATGATTGTTATTTCTATTTATGTCA